AGTACCAATCTTAATCTTACCAGTCTCAGCATCTACCTTTTCTTTCAAACCATACTGACCACGATGCGCTTCATCAGAGTATGTCAACATAGGTCTAAAAGTTTTTTGTGCCATTTTTTCGGATGGCTGAAAACTCCCTATCATCACCCACTCTCTCGCTGCATATCATCCCATTTCCCTAAAGGTTCCAGCCATACCAGCGACCAGTTCCCATTGCCGTTTCATATAACCATGAAGATCCGACACCTTGTTTCTATACTCATCCAAGGCTTTCTCTGGATTATCAATATTTTCTGCAAGGGCCATACCCGCACAGTAACCACTTTCCATACCTGCCGAAACACCTTCTCCCATAGGATTCAGAAATCCGGCTATTTCCCCGGCAAACATCACTCTTCCAACACCATAATCGATAGGGCATCCCGGCTGAATATGCGGCATCAGCCATTTATCAACTTTCAACTGCTTCTCTATTCGCAATCCATGGTTCTTTTTCATGTATTCAATGAACTGCTCATAATAATATTGCGTCTTATCGGCATCCTTCACAGAAACTCCGAGCACCAGCTGATTGTCTTTAACATTGAACCAGGCATCATACTCAGATAATTCCGGCTGCAGATATGCATGGAAGAACTGATAATCCAAATCTATGCTTCCCAGATTGAATGTCTGGTAAGTATGTATCAATTTGGGATCATGCCCCATTAGTTTCTTTTTCAATGAACCCGTCACGCCCTCGCAGTCAATTATGTATTTTGCCTGTTCGGTATAAATATCTTTCCCCTTAAATGTGACTATAACAAGTCCTTCCTTCTCTTCACACGATATTGCTGATGTACAATCCCGTACTTCTGCCCCTGACTCAGCGGCTTTATCAGCAAGCCACTTGTCAAAAGAACTGCGCCAAACATTAAACCCGTCTTGCTCAAACCTAAAAGTCTGCCCTTTATCATCTGTAAAGATCATGCCCTTATTGACTTCCGGAGCACACATTGTGAACTCGGGTACCGGCTCTCCATAATACTTCTGCACCAAGTCCAGACTCTTTTTTATCAGCTGACCGGAACACGATTTGTAACGCGGCATCTTAAGTCTTTCCGCCAGTAATACATGAAACCCTTTCTCTGCCAGAATCTTTGATGCCGTACTTCCGGCAGGTCCAGCTCCGATAACAATAACATCAAACATTTTCTAAATCCTTCTGATTATTTTCTTCAAACCGTTTTCAGCCGGTTCAACAAATCTGCCACAACCCCCGGATCATCTATCAATGAAATACCAAAGCACTTCTTTCCTGCGTCCTTAATAGATGCTCCTATATGATACGCCGTCTTCCAATCCAAAATTATAAACCTGTCATGGAATACCTGCGTCTTCTTCACCGTCAATGTCGGATACTGTGCATTGAAATTAGCCGCATCCCTGTTCGTAAGCTGCGCACTCGCATATGTATAAATCTTCACATCAACACCGACATTCTTCTTTGCCAAGATGTTCAGCGTATCCACATCGACATATCCGTCAATCAGGATTATTTCCTTCTGAGCCTTCTGGATGATGGATGTGATCAGGCTGAACGCATCATAAATCTGACCATCAAAGAATATCTTCTGCTCCGATTCTGCATGATCCTCAATATACTGAAACACCTTGTCAAACTTCTCATCCGTGCTTTTCTGATATTCCAGCTGTTTCAGTTCTATATCGCTAACCTTCTCGAAGAGAAGCGCATTGTTGGCAATAAAGCGGCGCATCTCAACAAATGTGTTCATTATACGAATCGACACCTGAATCGCCACATCGCTACGAAGGACACCGGACAGCATGGCTATTCCCTGTTCCGTGAACATGTATGGCCTATATCTCCTGCCGCCTCTTCCGTTTGAGGTTGCAATTTGTGACCTCAAAGCATCAAATTCCTCTTTCGTCAGCTGAAATCTGAAATTTTCCGGGAATCGCTCTATGTTCCTGCTTACTGCCTGATTGAAAACCTTTGTCTCAACCTGATAGAGCATGGCCAAATCACTATCCAACATAACCTGCTGCCCTCGAACAACATAAATCAGGCTCTTAATATCTTTGGTTTCCGCTACAACAGGAATCATATCTGTTGTCTGCTCCTGTTCCTTCTTTGCCATTTGCACCTCCATCTTTGAGGTCACAAATTGTGACCTCAAAAAATCTCATCATTTGTCATTGGTTAATTCCACGTTTGTATTTCACCACCAGTTCTGCCCGCAGCAAATAGTGCATGATAAATCTGTGGCTGTATGGTTATCATAATCAATAGCGTGCATATCCAAAAAATGATCAATTCAAATACACATTGCGATCCCTCAACTTGAATCTTTTCATACCATGATTCCGGAATAACCTTGTGCAGTGCCTTATATATACAAAATCCCAAACACGCACCAATCGTATTGGTTATCAAGTCATTTATGTCTGTCGCTCCACAACCAAACATCTGAACAATTTCTATCGATGCTGAAATCAAAAATCCAATCAGAGCAATCTTTCCAATTTTATCGTAATTTTTATAAAGCAACGGAAGAAAGAAGCCCAAAGGAATAAACAAAATGATATTGAGTACAGTATCAACCGGTCCTCTGATCATATCAACAAAAGGAACATACACAATTCTCGGATCAAACGCAGACATATACCAAATACCTGTCATTGTCAGTATGCCTGTCAGATAAAAGCAAAAAACGCACGAAAGCACAATGTGCCCTATCTTCTGTCTTTTCCTCAGTAGCAGCAAAATGATAAAGTAAAGTGCCAGTGCCGCAATAACCGGAATAAATCCGCTTATAAGATGCTTTGTACTAAGTTCCCAGTCCATATATTCTTCTCCTCACAGTTCACACACCATAATATATTCTTCGTCATTCTCGTCCACGGTCTTGAATCCGACATTCTCATACATCCTGACCGCATAATTGGCTTTCTGTACCGCAAGTGAAGCCTTCTCATACCCCTGCCATTTCAGGAGTTCCAGCATCCTCACCATAAGCTGCGATCCAATGCCCTGTCCCTGGTATTCCTTGAATAACGAAATGGCGAAGGACGGCGTTTCATCATCCACGTGGCCATAATCATCCATTATCCGTGTCCAGACCGCACCGACAACCTTCCCGCTAAAGTCTGCTACCAGACAGTTATCACCTTTTCTGGTTCCAAAATCATCCGTGTACACGCGCAATTCCGGCTTCTCAATAATATCTCTCGCCGGCGGCTCCATTCCTTCAGGAATAAATAACGCTTCATAAAGGAAATCCTTCAGTAAATCAGTCTCGCCTTTTCTAAGTTCCCGGATAATATATGATCTGTGCTTATCTGACAGTCTGTGCGAAACCTGTTCATTCCGCAGCTTGACCGCCATACCAAGTATCTGTTTTCCTATCTGCTCAGGATCACCATTATTTCCATTGCAGATTAGTTCCAGCGTATCAGGCGTCCAGATATAACCGTGCGCCTTGTTATAGAGGTATTGTTGAAATTCCTCATATTCCTTATCTTTGAGTTGCTTCATTTCTTATCTTCTCTCTCGATGTAATGTAATTCCACGTCAAAACCAAGATCCTCCATCATAGCAATGAAGGTCTTGTTCATGATCTGCTCTTTACTGCGGACAATCTTATTCACATATGACGGCGATGTACCTATATTCTCCGCAATCTTCGCCTGCGTAGTAGCCTTCTCGATACATCTCATCTTCACATCCATTTCAATGTTGTTCTTCAGCATATTTTTCTCCGCCGTTCATCTCAATTACTTGACTTATAACTCAATTCAGTATAGCACAAAACCTTCGTTCTGAACAGCTGGAAAATAAAAAAGAACCGGTCAGATCTCTCCAACCGGCTCCGCCGCCTATCCCTCTATGAACTTTACCACGTCATCCGGGAACTTCCACCGGATCTCGATATGCTCCGGATCATAGATCAGGATCTTATCAATAAACGCCTCCACGATCTCCCTGGTCAGTTCCGTTTCCCCGGAATACTTCTTCATCGTGCTGACAGCATCCCGCACGCCATCATCCGCTGCCGCCTGACTCTCATGAAATTTTGCCGAAACCTCCGCTATCTGCTTGTCCAGAAGTTCCGCCCTGCGCATCAGTTCCGCCCTGATCCTCTGGTAATCGTCCTTTTCCAGTTCCCCAGCCATGAACCGGTCAACATTGGAAAACCGTTCCGTCTCGCACTTCTCTTTATCCTTCTGAAGCTTCGCCAGCTTCTTTGCCGTGCGCAGGTTCTCACCCTCAGCCTTATCCGCTCTCTTCTTAACCTTCTTTCCAACAGTATCCGCCATATCCATCAGGTTCCTGACCGAATGCCATATCATTTCATTCACATCCGCTTCCCGGCAGTACCGCTTGCAGCACTGGCCGGCTTTCTGGTGCTTTGCGTGAGGACAGAGGATATAGCTGTACTCCCTGCCATACGCGACATACGACCTGAAGTTCATCGACCTTCCGCACATTCCGCAGACAGCCTTCCCCACAAGAGGACGTGTCTTGCCATACCTTCTTTCATCCCTCTGCGGTTCCTGTTTCCTGAACCGCTTCTGGACTTCAATGAACTCTTCTTTCATGACGATACCCGGATGACAGTTTTCAACAGCGATCTGTTCATCCTCGGGTACCGAAACGGTATGTGAGCTGCACGGCGCTATCGCTTCTCGCTTATGACCTACCACAACGCCATAGTAAACCTTGTTCTGCAGGATCTTATTAACGGAGTAAATATTCCAACATGCCAGTTCTGAAACATTGGCGAACTTTTTCGTCCCCGGATTCATCCGCCTGTAATATGCCGCAGGCGTATCATATCCCTTATCATTAAGCTGACTGGCGATATCCACAGCCCTCACTCCATCCAGGGCGGCGTCATATATCTCCCGGACAACCGCAGCCGCCTCCGGATCAATCTCGATCCTGTGCTTGTCATCCTGACACCGCCTGTACCCATAAGGAACATGACCGCCGATATAAAGCCCCCTCTTCATTTTGGCACGCTTCGCGGTCATAACCTTCACGGACAGGTCCTTGCTGTAATAATCATAAACGATATTCTTCATGACCACATCCAGACCGCCGGTGGTACCCTTGTAATCCAAACTGTCATAATGATCGTTGATGGAGATGAATCGGACGCCCATGAAGGGGAATATCCTTTCCAGATAATCCCCCAGTTCAATGTAATCACGTCCAAAACGGGAGAAATCCTTTACAATGACGCAGTTGATCTTCCCCTTCTTGATCTGTTCTATCAGCCTTTCAAATGACGGCCTGTCAAAGTTCGTGCCGGAGAACCCATCGTCAAAAAACTCATGCTGCTCACAGTCTTTCAGTTCATCCTTCTCATTGACAAAATTCTGGATCAGAGCCTTCTGGTGCGATACGCTCTCGCTCTCTGTCTTACCTTCCTTTTTCATCAGATCCCGGTCAGCATCGGACAGACGGATGTATTTTCCGATAACCCATTTACTCATCTGTGCCTTCCTCCATCATTTCTCCGATGATACGCTTCATGACCTGCTTCTGCTCGCCGAAATTCAGTTCCACCTCGACGCGCTTTTCCTCATAGATCTTCACAGCCTTGATAAGATGCTTCACCAGATCGGAATCCACCTCGGTCTTATCCTCAGCCTCGCGCATGGCGGCAAGCCATTTGTTATCCAACGTCAGCACCTCATCCAGCTGCTTCTTCTTTGCCTTCGCATCGGAAAATTTCTTTCCAAGTTCCGCGGCTTCATCATCGTATTTCTGCTTTGCGAAACGGTATTCAGACTCATCCAGCACGCCCTCGGTGAAGCTTTCAAACAGATGCTCCCGCCTGCCGTTCACCTTCTTCAGTTCCTGTGAAATATAATTGATCTGGCCGACATACTTATCGATCAGGCTTTTCTCTTTCACGGAACCGCGCATCTGCCTGAGCAGTTTTTCCTGATCAAGAGCCGCCGTCACCTGTCCCTGGATTACAGCCATCACCGCCGTTTCGACATCCGGGTAACGGATCATACGCCTCGTGCAGTTCCGATATCCGCTGTCAATATATCCGCCACAGACATAATAGGAATGTTCCTGATCCATCGGGATGTGCCTGTTGTTCGCCTTTACAAAACGCATCCTCTTACCGCAGTCGCCGCAGTAAATTTTTCCCCTGAAGTAATTCGTGATCTGTTCCCTGAGCGGCGCATGCTTATCCATTCTTTCCTGCATATCCTTCGCCCGCTCTTCAAACATTTCCTGTACCTTGTCGTACAGTTCCCGGCTGATAATAGCCTCATGCGCGTCCGGTATCGTTCTCCATTCCTCAGGCTTTGCCCTGTGACACTTTATCCCCTGATACAGCGACTTCGGCATCTTCCCATAAACCAAAGTTCCGGTATATGTGATATTCTTCAGGATATCTATGATCGTCCGGCCATACCAGACCGTGTGCTTATACTTCTCAGCGTGCCAGATGCCAAGTTCCACCTTACGCTTTGCCGGCGTAACGGCTCCCATTTCATTCAATCTCTTGCAAATCTCATTGTGCGACACGCCCGCTGCTTTCCACTCAAAGATCATCCTCACATAAGGAGCGACCGCTTCATCCACCTCATACCTATACGCCCTGGTCTTTGATTTTACATAGCCATACGGCGGGAATGCCGGCAGATACTCGCCCTTTTCCTGTCTTGCCCTGAAGGATGTTATGATCTTCCGTGAAATATCCTTCGCGTACACATCATTCATCATATTCTTCAGCGGAATCATCAACGCCCCTTCCGCGTCATCGGAAGTAAGGCTGTCATATCCGTCCGTGATCGATATGAACCGCACGCCCAGAAACGGAAATATCTTTTCCAGATACTGTCCGGCTTCTATGTAATCACGACCGAAACGGCTCAGGTCTTTTACCAGAATGCACTGTACCTTGCCGCCCCTGACATCTTCCATCATCCTCTGGAACTCAGGCCTGTCAAAATGGGTACCCTTCTTTCCGTTATCCTCATAGATATCGAAAAGCTTCAGATCCGGATGCTCCGCTATATACTCTTTGCAGATGCTCGTCTGGTTCTCTATGGAATCCCCGTCATCGTCTTTTCCGCTGTTCTCTATGGAAAGACGGACATACACCGCCGTCTTATAGTAACTGCTCTCGACTGCAGGAGCCGCGGCAGCCGTTTCAATGTTCTTTCTGCTCTTCCTTGCCATGCCGCACCTCCTATACCGCCTGCCTGTCCCGGAAATCCTCCGGCAGATGTTCCAGCATCTTCACTACCTTATCCGCTTCATCGCCGTGCCTGAATACCACCTCGACCTTGCCGCCCTCAAACACATTGATCTGGCGGATCAGATCGACCACCATACACCTGTCAACGGCGGATACATTCCTGTACTTCTTAAAGACTTCCATCCACGCAAGGGAATCCCGGTTCCTGCTTACAGCCTGTTCCCTCTCATTCTCAATCGCCTGGATAGCGGCTTCCGCTTCCGTGATCTTAGTGGCGTAGCTTTTCTTGAACAGGAAATATTCATCCTGTCCGATCAGACCTTCCTGCAAGTTCTCATACAATTTCAGTTTGAAAGACTTGTACCGCTCGATATCTTCCTTCAGCCTTACGATCTGCGCGTCATAGTTGAACACATTCATCTGGCTCTCAGGCAGAGAATCCACAATATCCAGAAGCTGCTCCATCTCGCAGATATATTCCACCTGCTTTGATACACTTTGAAGGACCATATCCATCAGTTCATCTTCCCGGATAGTATGCGTGCTGCATCCCTTCCCGGCTTTTCTTGTGGAGCAGATAAAATAGGAATACGCCTTCCCACCGGCATTGTAGGATTTGCGAACCATGTTCTGTCCGCAGTCGCCGCATTTCAGATAACCGGAAAGCGGATATACGACCTCTTCTTCAGGAGCGATGCGGATATCCTTCTTCAATATCATCTGCACGGAGTCAAAAGTATCCCTGTCAATGATCACCGGAACCGCGCCTTCCACACGGATCCATTCCGCCTCATCCTTCGGCAATACCTTCTTGATCTTATAATTCGGCGTTCCCTGTTTCCCCTGCACAAGCACTCCCGTATAAATCTCATTGCTGAGGATCCTCGTCACGGCTGTCTGAGACCACAGAGCCTTCTTGTGAACCCTGAAATTCGTCTGTACCTTCATCCCAAGCGAAATCTTATACTCCATCGGGCAAAGGACGCCCTGCATATTCAACTTGTCGGCAATACGCCCCTGGCTCATCCCCTGCCTTTTCCATTTGAAGATTGCCCTGACGATCTCAGAGGCGTAGGAATCCACCACGAGCTTGTTGTGATCCTCTGCATCCTTCAGATACCCGTACACAGCGAAGGCTCCAAGGAACTGGCCCTTCTTCCGTTTGATCTCAAGCTGCGACCTGATCTTCACGGAAATATCCTTGCAGTAGGCATCATTGATCAGGTTCTTGAACGGAATGATCAGGGAATCAGACTGGTTTCTGTCCAGGCTGTCATAATTATCGTTAATGGCAATAAAACGCACACCGAGAAAAGGAAACACCCTCTCGATGTAATTGCCGGCTTCAATATAGTTTCTTCCAAAACGGGATAAGTCTTTGACCACCACGCAGTTGATTTTCCCGGAACGGATCTCGTCCATCATTTCCTGGAACGCCGGTCTGTCAAAATTGACCCCGGAATACCCATCATCGGTTTTCTCCGAAACCGCATGGATCTCCGGATGTTTCGATAGAAAATCCCTGATAAGGGCTTTCTGGTTGATAATGCTGTCGCTTTCCAGCTTATCGCCGTCATCGCGCGACAGTCTCGCGTATATGCACGCATTATAAGAATTGATTTTACTCATATCAGCAGCTCCTTTCGACTTGATCGCTCTTGCCGAAACAGCCGCCGGGAACGTGACTGACCATTCTCAGTCACTATTTTAATTCGACCTGAGCCTATATTACCGTGCTTTCTCCAAACTTTCCATGACGTTCTGACGGATGGCGGTTATCTGTTCCTGAGATAGTGTTCCATCCTGTCTTCCAGCGTTTCATCCGTATCGGAGAAAGTCGCCTTCACGATGATGTCACCGCATTTATAGACATACGGATTCTTGATCTGCCGGATAAAACTCTTGATCCGTTCTTCCTTCGGCAGAGTCCTGTCTATATGCACATCCCTGATATCCACAAGCGTTTCCGGATCCACGGTTCTTATATCAACGGCTTTCATTTCTTCCAAAGTCATCATTTCTTTGCCCGTCCTTTCTGAGGACTCTTTCCTCAAGTCACAGGCAACGAAAATGACCCGGATTTTACCCTCCAACGAAAAAAAAGCCTGCGGAACATCAGGATTTCTCCCAACACCCGCAGGCTCAATAACGATTCGTTATTCAGTTTACAATCGCCGACAGAAATCAAGGCTCAGCCAGCCGATTCCGCTTTTCAGCTTCCCCCACATGGAAGCACCTGCTCCTTCTGATACCGCCACTATGGTATAAACACCTGGAGGACAGAACTGGACACGGCTATGATTGACTCCAGGACCCGTTCGTATATTCAGATCCGAAATACTGACCTTTACCAGGAACGGCACCTTCACCGCAGGCTCCGCCGCCTTCGGTTCATACACTACCTTGCCGTCTACATCAAACACCTTATACCCCGGATTCTGATCCGCGCATTTCTTCGCGTTGTCCATGATCTTATAGGCTCCTTTTTGGCTCTTGGCATCCGCCCAGGACTTTCGGACACGGTACCAGCGGATCACTTCACCGCCGGAATCCTTCGTATCATACTGAGTCAGGTTCCACCTCTCAATGATGGAAATCAGCTTCTCCACATAGGTCAGGCTTGTCGCATAGCCGCCGTCCTTGATGATCTGCACAGCCTTCTTATAATCCATGCACCCCTTCAGTCCATCATATCTCAGCTTGCTGCCGTTCTTTGCCCCAAGCAGGTAAGCGGAATGGTCTGCAATGGAATCCTCAATGCAGGGATACTTCCGGAAGTCAGCCGTGATCGTGACCATACTGCCGTCAGGATTCTGTTCCTGCGTCTTCTTTGTGTACTTGCTCTTACCGTCCCAGCTGGATCCGCTCCAGGTATTCCCAGACAGGCTGCACTTCATCCCGAAGATGTTATTAGCATTCTGAGCCAGTTCACTCTTTCCATACCCTGATTCCAGAATGAATTGAGCCAGCGATACCGATGCCAAGATGCCGCTTTTCTTCTGATCCGCAGTGAACAGCGCTCCGACTTTCTTGATCGCATCCGCCTCAGACAGGTTCTTCAAGACAGAGGCCTGTGTCCCATTTGCAGCCGAACCACCATCTGAATCAGAAGAACCCTGCAGTGCCTTCGTTACCTTCTCCGCCAGATCTCCCATTCGTGCATACATCCAGTTCCCCGGACAGGACTTATTCGCAAACCACCTGTGAACGGTCAAGATCATCTCCCCGCTCTTTGGAGAATAATTCAGCGTCTTGTCCTTATCTCCGAACCAGATCAGCTTGCTCTTGCCATTGCGCTTGCAGATATCTATGCAGAGCTTGATCAGCGTCTGATACACCACATCCCTGAAAGCATAAGGCTCTGTGGTATCGGAAGCACACTCGATCGTGATTGCCCTCTGGTCATTGGCATTGCTGGAAGTACACCAGGAACGATTCTTCTCTTCCACGTACAAAGCCACCCTGCCGTCACGATCAATGCCGTAGTTGCTGGATGCCTGCGTGGACTGCTTCTCAAACCATTCCCCCAGGCCTTCCGCCGTACACTGACCGACCACACAATGAGGCGTGATCCGGTCAATGCTGTGCGTCCTCTGGCCAGAATGGTTCGGAGAAAGCTTCTTATAAACCACCATAGAACTGTTCGTATAAGCCATTATTCTTCACCTTCCTTTTCGTCTTTGCCATCCTTGCCATCCTTGCCAGCCTCGCCTTCATCTTCCTTCTCACTTCTGTCATGCAGCTGCTCCAGCACCTTGTGAAGCTTTCCCGGAATCGGAAGTCCCAGATACGCCGCATTCTCTACAAGGCTCAGACCTTCATTGGAAATGTAGAAGAAAATTATCGCGGTTCTTAAGACCCCGGCTTCTCCGAAAATGTGCGTATCCAGCAAATGCCCGATGCCTACCAGCGCAAAGATCAGAACCTTCCTGCAGATCCCCTTGAAACCCACGGCGCTCGACAGCTTCTTATCAGCCACCGCGCACATGACACCTGTGATGTAGTCCAGCACCACAAAAGCCAGAAGCGCATAAAGCAGGCCGTCATTTCCGCCCAGGAAATAACCAAGCCAGCCGCCCACCGCCGCAAAGATCGCCTGAATCACATTCCAAAACTCCTTCATTTCACATGCCCTCCTTCGCATAAAAATAGGCGGCTCCCATATCGGGATAACCGCCTTAACAACACCTATTCATTTATCCAACCCTTACGTCACCGTCTGCTCCGTCAGCGTATACGTGATCTTCATTGTCTTATCCGCATTCTTCACCACCGCCTGGCTCAGATTGCAGATCGTAGCCAGATACGGAGTCAGCAGCCAGGTATATCTATACTGGTTCAGATAAGCGCCGCCCCAAGCAAATACATATTCCTTGTACTGGAAGAACGGCGTAGATACATTCCCGCAATGCTCCCCGGCAAATAACGGGATCACATGATCATTCACATCGATCTCAAAATCATACGCCACGATAATGTCATTGAGAATGGTAAGGCAGCAGTCCGTACTGCCGGTCTCCCCGATGCATCTCATGGCGGAAGTAAATCCCAGACTGATCAGAGTCACATCCGTACTGTTGGAAATATTGATCTTATACACACCGGTCTTGTCATAAGACGGCACATACAGATACCCGTTTCTCACTACAGCACTTCTGTTCCCTGACGGATAACTGGATCCTTCCTTGAAGCTTCCCATCGTCATCAGCGTAGCATTGGAAAGCGTCCACTGTCCTTCCGTAAAGGTGTAGTCGCTCTTCCTGATCTTGATCCAAAGCACTGTCGCATTTCCGGAGGAATTGCCCTGATTGGCAAAACCATACCAGTACCCGTCTCCGCCATCCATGAAGATTCCATACGGCGTATAGCTTCCGTAAAAATGGAAGGTGCTGCACTGGAGAACCGTTGTATCCTCCAGCACCAGCGTGGAATCATCCAGCTTCTCATTCAGTCCGATATCAAATACCGGGATCCTGTACCGCTTAATCGTTACGGTATTGCTCGCATATCCCAGGGAATAAAGCTTCGCATTCTCAAAATCCACAGTCACCGTCCTGAACAGATCGTTGATGAATCCATCCCCGTCATCCAGGCTGACCTTCTTGATTTGAAGCAGCGTGGTATCCACCGCCACCTCAGATCCATAGGCATTTGCTCCGCCCTGCTTGGAAGTAAGTCCCACCGCTGTGATCGTGCCGTTTCCCTGCGAAGGCGTAAACTCCCAGACAAACTTATAACCGTCTGTCAGCTTCATGCTCTCCGTCAGGTTCATGCTTCCCCTCTTGGTATTCGCCGTAGCATTGACATCATTGGAAGCATAAGCCACCGGCAGATTTGTTGACGGCAGATAAATGTTATTCGCCTGTTCCGTGATGGAACCCGGAAAAAGCAGGATGCCCCCGATCATGTTGGGACAGATCGGAAGCAGCGCATCATTCCAGGTCAGGGAATCATCATACTGACCGCCAGCCTTATACATGACGCCCATCGGATTTACTCCCAGAATGTCATTGACGGCATTGGTGACCATATTGGTCTCCGATACCGTCTCTTTCACTCCTGTATTCTGGTCTTCCAGTTCAATGACCAGATTTCCTGTATATCTTTTCATCGTAACCTCCTTAAGTGTTACTGCCCGGCACATCCACAACCATCGCAAAACCGCCAACGGCTGTCCTGCCATTCTTCACATCCGAATAGTACCGTCTCATGGTTTCCTTGACCTCCCATTCATCCGCTTCCGTGAATGCCTTCACCTGAAGCCGTCCGTTCTGACTTCCATCGCCGATTCTGAACAGGTCAACATACTCTTCAATATCGATCCTGCCGTCCCATGCTGCTGAAGCACCCATACTCTGGCCGGAAATGGAAGCAATGCACATCCCGGTATCCACCGCAGCCGTGCCGCCCTCGCATCGCATGTAGACATTGAAGATATTCGTGTAGTTTGGCACCACATCCTCGATTGGATAATACAGAAGGATCGTGTGCCTTCCGGAGTGCCAGTTCTCCTGCGGATAATGCACCGGGATCATCTGGTTGTTGAACTCAAAGGAAAAAATCACATCCGCATGACCATCCTCCTGCCAGCTCATCGGAAGAGATATTGTTATCGTCTGCTCTTCCGTATTGCCGATCACTACCGGCTCTTCTTCAGGATCATCCGGATCCACCGGCAGATCATCAACAGGGACAGACGGAATCACCACATCCCCGGATGCCGTCACAGATCTTGTCACCGGCTGAGCCGTTACATCCACGATCACCTGACCGAAGAACTGCGCATGGTTCGCTTCTGTGGTGGCAAACTCGATGGAAATGATCTTCGTATCCACATCTGCCACCGTGAATGCCGATGCATTGGTGAAGGTATGGATCCCGATCTTCCCTGCCTCGATCTGAGCCAGAAGCCCGGAGATATTTTTGTCATTCTTACTCTTCGCCTGGGACAGCTTCGGATTCTTTCCCACGCACTTGATACTCTGCCTGCCTCCGATCTTTATGCTGCTCGATGTAATGCAGGCATACTTCGTAGCGTCCGCCTGTCCTCCGGAAAAGGATAAGATATCCCCCACATCCAAGGCCGGGTTCCCAATGGTATCCGAATCAAACGGAACATAGTTCACGACAGCCAGATCATTCAGGATATTTGTGCAAAGCTGCCGCCTGGTCTCTTCCAGACCGAACTGCAGAAGCGGATTCACGCCCAGGTTCATCGTCAGCCCGTCATCCGGATCCAGCGCATAATACTCCGCAATCTGTGTTCGAAGGTTCGTTGAACTGACCGCCGTATATCTCGTGATAAAATCCGAAAAGCTAGAAGTGAACCTGTGCTTCCTCTCAACTGTCAGCACCGGTGTATTCCCATACTTCCGCAGCTCCAGTTCTCCGGCTCTGTTGATCACGAAAAAACCGCCAAGTACCTGCCCCACATAGAACAGCACATCGCGGTAAGTCTCAATATCATTATCAGAATAGATGGACAGGTTCTCCGTCCCGTTCGGCATCGTCTCAATCGTTGCCCTGTCCTGAGCCAGCGTCACCTCACAGGCCGTACTGCAGAGCACCATGAAGTCATAAGCATTACCGATGGATTCCAGAGAAGTAAAAGCCTTCTCGAACCGCACCATGTAGTCATAGGCCTTGATCTCCAGGCACTTCGCTTTACGGTTCGCCTCCGATACTTCAAAGATCCCCATGGGGATTCTCTCATAAGAGCCGCCTGCCACCTGCAGATGATAGAACAGTTCCACCTTCGCATCTTCCAGGGTATACCGATTGATCTCAGAGAAAAGCGAAATCCCCATCTCCGCAGCATACACAGTTCCCAGTTCTATCTCTGTGGAACCGCAACACTGGCTTGTGATATACCCGCTTCCCTTCACGATATCATCCTGATCAAAATCATATACATCGCCGGCCGTGGTAGTGATCCGCCCCGTCCAATAGTATTTTCTTGTATTCGCCTTCACTGCATTCAGGAAAGCTGAGCTTACCGGATACAAACGACCACCTCCCTCCGAACATAATAAAAGGATCGGTTTCCCGATCCCTTTACTCTTTACTCAATCATATCTGATTATTTGAAGAATCCCGGCGACATATAGAAAGCTTCTATCGCTTCTCCAATGTATTTTGCGGATCCATCTCCATAAACAGAATCCACACCTTGTGCCAGTTCTTCATTTTCCTGGTATCCTTTTGCAATATCCATCAAAAGCGGTCTTGCATCTTCAACCTGGTAAAGTTGCTTCGCGACAAAATCATATTCACCGATTAGCAGCCGAACTTCAAATGAATTAACATCTGTACCCTTCATATCAGCAAGCTTCTGTTGAATGCTTCCAATCCTCTTCTGATATGCCGTGAACACTTCAGATTTTGGAGGATTCTTCAAAGATTCCTTTACAGCCTCCTTGCTCCCATACCATTCAACCACTTTTGCAAAGTTCTTCTGAACCTTTTCGTCGGAAGCACCCTCTATCATGTGTTTCTCCCATGCCTCAATGCTGCCGTAACGGTCAATGAAGATCTGCTTCTGCGATTCATTCATGTTCTGCAGCATATCTGAAAACATAGCTCGAAGTTCCGTTTCATCAAATACGGTAAAGTCCATATCATGATCTCCTTTCAACATATTGTCTATGTTGGCAATAATGCGCTCCAGTCTCTGTTTTTTAAGACAGAGCATTTCACGCTGTTTCGCCAAAACGCTGTTGCGATCAAGATCAGGATTATCCATGATGAGTTTAATATCCGCAAGCGAAAGATCCAGCTCGCGAAATACCAGTATCTGCCCAAGCTTTTCTATAGCTTTATCGTCATAAAGCCTGTATCCTGCTTCCGTTACTTCCGGCGGCTTAAAAAGCCCGATTTCATCATAGTAATGAAGCGTGCGCACTGAGATACCTGTAAGCTCCGATACTTCTTTAACTGTTTTCATTATGATCATCCTCCTGTTTCTTGATGAAGATATCGTAGCCTATCACGGAACGTGAGAGTCAATAGCCTTTTTCATCTTTTATTTTTCGTCAGGGAAGAGCATAATCATAACAGCAAATCAGAACTCTTTCAATGTAAAACTCACCTCCCACAAGCTCCCATAGCTTGTATCACTGACCAGCTTCACCTGATACCCGTCAATGTACATCTGCGTATCCACGATGTTCATGGTCTCCATGTCCAGGTATCCGACCGTAATGCTTGCCAGCTTCTTATAAGCCGAAAACTTATTCAGCCACCGTTTCGATACACGGAAGGTCACGCTGATCTGAACCACACCTTCTCTTACAACATCCCTCTGCGTGGTTCCTGCCTCTGTCACACCGCCGCTGTCTGCCTCCACATCCGATAAACTCACAGAATAAGAGGCAGGCATCGGGATATTCTCATTGTTAAAAACAAGATACTGCAAATGAGCCATCTTACCTGCCTCCACTTCTTAGATTCATTCTCTGCTGAGCCGTCACCACGATCTCATCGATCATGTCACCGCCGATATAAACCGGTATCACGATATCCCCTGCAGCACCGCCGCCGGCCAGAGCCGTATTCAGTGCTGTATTGATACCGGAGATCAGATCGCCGCCGTTCACGCCACCGCTGGAATAGCCTCCCTGCGCTGCCATCACCCTCGGAGTAATGGTCAGATCAGAAGTCACACCGTTCATGGCATTTTCAATCATGCCACGGCTCTTCTCAATGCCTTTTGCCAGTCCGCCGATAAAGTCCGGCATCCAGCTCTCATAATCCGTAAGAGGACCTTCATCCGGTACGGAGAAATGCAGGAAGCTCCGGATCTTATCCGCAACCGAAGAAACCGCCTCACCGACCTTACCGATCATTGACTTAATTCCGTTCACGATACCGCCGATGAAATCAGCACCCCACTGGAAAGCCTGCGATGCCAGGTTCTTCACGAAATTGATTGCCTTATCAAATCCGCCCTTCACCGCGCCATAGATATTTCCACAGATATTCTTGATGCCGTTCAGCATGGCATTGAAGGCATTCGTCACACCGGTCTTTATCGCGTTCGCCGCATTGGATACGGCGGACTTGATATTGTTCCAGGCTGTCGTGACTGCATTTTTGATTGCGTTCACAATAGTTGTGATCGTATTCTTAATGCCATTCCAGACCGTTGTCACCGCCGTTTTTATTGCATTCAGCACCGTTGTGATTGCGGTCTTGATCCCATTCCACGCCGTACTCAGGAAAGTAGAAATCGCCGTCACCACTGTCGTGATAACCGACTTAATACCATTCCAGACTGTCGTGAAAAATGTCTTTATCGCATTGAACACCGTAGTCACGGTATTCTTGATCGCATTCCAGGCATTGGTCAGGAACGTGCTGATTGCATTGACCACTGTTGTGAAGATATTCTTGATACCTTCCCACAAACCGGAGAAGAAATCTTTGATAGCATTCCAGACCGTTGTTGCCGTGGTCTTGATTGCTTCCCACGCCGCCTGGAAGAATGCCTTCAGTGCTTCCCACACGGCAATAGCAATCTCCTTAATACTCTCCCACAGGTCAATCCAGAACTGCCGGAACTCTTCACAGTTATTCCAGAGATAAATGAACGCCGCCACTAAAGCAACGATCGCCGCTATGATCAGCACATACGGATTTGCCGCACATACCGCATTGAAGGCAGCAAAGACTCCCTTCGCTGCATTGATCACGCCTGCCAGCTTCGGCACCAGAGTCATAATGGTACCGACCGCAGAGATCACTTTTCCGACTATGATCAGTATCGGTCCGATTGCAGCCGCCACCAGGGCAATCGTCACGATTACCTTCCTTGTGCCTTCATCCATCGAATTGAGCCAATCCACAAACTTCTGGATCCATCCGACAATCGTTCTGATTGCAGGCATCAGCAGCTCACCAAAGGAAATCGCCAGCTCTTCCAGCTGGGACTTCAGGATCTGCAACTGACCGGCAAGGTTGTCATTCATGGTCTCGGCCATACTTGCTGCAGAACCATCACAGTTATCAATGGCAGACGAAAGCTTTTCAATATCTGCTTCCCCGGCGTTCATCAGAGCTAGGAACCCGGACATCGCATTCTTACCGACAAGGCTTTCAGCCGCTGCCGCCTTCTCCGATTCAGACAAGCCAGAAAAAGCCGTCCTGCAATCAGCCAGGATATCCGAGAGATCCCTCATGGAGCCATCAGCATTGGTAGTTGCAACCGTAACCTCTCCGATAGAGGATCCACAGATCTTCACGTCTCCGGAAAGGTTATTCATAATAGTTCTTAAGGAAGTACCTGCCTGTGAACCCTTGATACCGGCATTGGCCATCAGGCCTATTGCTTCCGCCGTATCCTCCGCAGAAAACCCCAAAGCACCTGCAATCGGAGCGCAATACTTGAAGGTCTCACCCATCATGGAAACATTCGTATTGGCATTGCTTGATGCCGCTGCAAGGATATCCGCAAAGTGCCCGGAGTCCTTCGCGGTGAGTCCAAACGCTGTCAGCGCATCTGTCACGATATCAGAAGTCGTTGCCAGATCCTCACCGGAAGCTGCAGCCAGGTTCATGACACCTTCGATACCGGAAAGCATATCCTCTGTCTTCCAGCCGGCCATCGCCATGTAGTTCATGGCTTCCGCCGCTTCGGATGCGGAGAACTTTGTCTTCTCACCCATCTCACGGGCTTTATCCCGGAGTGCTTCCAGATCAGAGCCTGTCGCGCCGGATACCGCAGCAACCTTGCTCATGGCGGAATCAAAATCAGCGGCAGTCTTCACCGCCGCCGTACCTAATCCCACAACGCCCAAAGTCACAGGCATGAACTTCTTTCCGACATTGGTGATGTTGTCGCCAACCGTCTTCAGCTTCTCACCCTTTGCGGCGATCTCCTGAAGAGCCGTACCGGAAGCCTTCGCCTGTTCCTCCAATGCCTTCAGCTTCTGCTCGGTCTCAACGATCTCACGCTGCAGACCATCATACTGATCCTGCGTGATTGTTCCATCCTTCAGTGCCTGTTCTGCCTGCTCCGCTGCCGTCTTTAAGGTCTCCAGTTTTTCCTTCGTTTCCTTGACGGCATCTCCCAGGAGCCTGTGCTTCTGTGCAAGCAGTTCTGTATTCCCCGGATCAAGTTTCAGGAGCTTATCGACATCACGCAGCTGGCTCTGAGTATTTCTGATCTCTGTATTTACACCCTTAAGGGCTGTCTGTAGTTTGGTGGTATCGCCGCCGATCTCAACGGTGATACCCTGGATCCGTCCAGCCATCCGATTCCCTCCTTCCTGATTTTGGGTAAAAAGAAAAGAACCGGTCTCCCGATTCTTCTCATAATTACTATATGTCCATATTCCGCTATAGAAAGCGAATGAGATTATGATATTACTGCATTCTGTCTTCTATAATTGTCATTATCCTTCTGTACAAGCTCGGCTTCTACCTGCTTAAGTTGTCTCTCCAATTCCTCTTTCTTGGAATCGTCTGCAGAACGAAGTTCCTGCTCAAGACGAGCTTTCTTCTCCTTGAGTTTCTCTATTTCCCTATCTACCTTGTCAGTATCAGTGGTTGTAGATTCGCTCTTTTTAGGATCCGAAGTTGTCATTTTAGCAGGCTTTTGCACATTATCCTTCTTAGGATCAATATAATCTATCTTTGGATTCCCGTCTTCATCCTTACCTGGCTTGTAAATACCCTTAATAGGCTCTGAAGGAACGTATTCATCCATGCGTACTTTAGGCGAATCCGGCTTGCTTGATTCTTCCGGCTTTCCTATTTTTTCCGCTTTCTTAACAGCTTCCGTGTTTTGTAATCTGGCATATTTTTCCTGCTCAGATACACTGTTCATTCCTGATTCTATTCTCATTTCATTCACCTCACTTATAGATATCGGCTGTATTTTTACAGCACGAAATAAGAGAATATAATCCTCTGTTTTCTATATCGGCATCTGATTACAAAACATTAACAGGAAAGCAAAATATTTTTCAGAACCGGTCAAAATCATCCTGACTTGCCAACTGGTCATGTGGCTCGTCATCCCTCTGAAGCTCCGTGTACATATCCAGCACAGTACCAATCGTCAGCAGATCCAGCTCGCTGATATGTATTCCTTCCTGATTTTGGGTAAAAGAAAAGAGCCGATTTCTCGACTCTTCTTAAATATCTTATTTGTAAAACCTTTTCTCTATACAGAGATGTTTACAGATTTTCTTGTAAGCGTTTCTCCATACTCACCGCTTCCCTTCACAAGTGAATTATCTATGGATTCTCTCGTAATCCCATCTAATGCACCTGCCGGAATATCTTTACCTAATTCCCATTTTGGATCAGTCTTCTTACACGCATCATAGAACGCCTGCCTATATGCTTTTTCATATTGTTCAAGCGTCCATGTTCCTTTTAACCTATCTTCAGTCGGAACACTTAACTGATATTTCTTAAATACCTCTGAGCGTCTTGTTGTATCACCGTTAGCTACACCGTTCTCTTGTTTGAAATGCCGCAGAGTTTCATTAAACATATTCTGTCTGGCGTCGTCAGAAATATTGATAATTTTATGTCTTTGAGAAATCGGAATGCCCGTTGCATCCATTCCGGCAACACCAAATCCATTAATCATTCTTCCGCTGGAATCGTACATCTTCATTTTGTTCTGGATAATGCGATCACGACCTCCAAATGTTTCATAGATAAGCCGTTCCTCGTCGGACATCATCGCCTCACTCTGAAGAATGCTCGCCATAGAATCTCTTTCCACAGCTTTGTACTGCGCACTGTTCTTATTTATACCAGTGTTTCCGCCATTAGAATTTATTCCAAATCCAGATCCTATTGATATTGACATAAGCATTTACCTCCTTGTAAACACATTTGCTGTTTTCCGTACAGCAAAAGATGGAGAATATACTCCTCCAATCTCTATATCGACATCCAACATCAAAATATTAACAGGTAAATAAATATTTTTTAGAACCGATCAAAGTCATCCTGAGAAGCCAGCTGATCATGTGGCTCATCATCCCTCTGAAGTTCCGTGTACATATCCATCACGGTTCCGATCGTCAGAAGATCCAGTTCACTAATATGGATTCCCAACTGCACACACCTAAGCAAAAGCAGAGGCGTTGTCATTTCCCGGTCAGTCGCTCGAAGTTTTTTTTACTCTCCACCTGCGTCTGCACATTCAGGCCCCAGAGCTCGATGATCTCAGGAAGCACCTGGTAAATGGAAAAGGTCCCGAACTGGTCAAGCCATTCATCCGGAGTATCGGGAACTCCCTGCGGATCCGCATGCTTCGCCATGATATAGCTGATATCCTCGAACAGTTCCAAAGAGAAAGTATCCAAAGCAGATGCCTCCGGATCTTCCTGATCGATACTCTTCTGAAGGTCATGCAGATCCTTATAAATATCACGATGGAATCTGTTTCTGTATATTCTCGGAATGGCTGCCGATGCCTTAAAAGTCACATCCTTGCCATCAATATTCACTGTCTTTGTAAGTGCCATTTCACTTTCCTCCAATCACAAGAATGGGCAGAGCGTACAGCCCTGCCCTCAACACTTATCAACCCTGTCCGTTCTTTGTCACCGTCACGGTATAAGCCGTACTGGTGCATCCGGTCTTGCTCGCGATCACTGTCACAGTATTGGTTCCGCTCTCCCATGTCGCATCGCTGCCACTGGTATGAGCCGCCCCGTTTACAAGTATCGTGACCGCCGTTCCGCTTGCCGCAGTAGCCGATACAGCATCCTCATCATTCACGGTCTCAGCCGTATAGGAAGTGGTTCCGGCATCAAAAGCAGGCGTAAGCAGCAGGCTTCCAATCGTAATCCCGGTAAGAACCGCAGATACCTGTGCATGCTCTGTCTGATAGACATTGGAATACCATCCGTTGTAGACCGCATCGGAAGTATTCGCACCGGTTTTAACCTTCACAAGTCCGTTCGGAAGCGGAGTCGCCGTGATCTCCAGCTTCTCGGTCTGTACTTCCTTACTATCCTCATTGGTCTTGCCCTCAATCGTAGGCCTTGCAGCTGTACAGTAATACATGCAGTGTCTGATCTTTTTCTTATCCCCGGAGAACTCAAAGAGCAGAGCGAAATGCTCAGGCTCCACCGTGGAATCCTCCACCAGAACGCCGTTCGCATCCTCGGTCTCTTTCAGGATATCCTTCCTGAAGCTTTCCGGAATCAATGCAATTTCCAGATCACCGGAATAACCGTTGTTCGCTACCGTGGTGTAATAAACCATATCGTCCGCATAGAACGGCTCCGTATCACCCTCAGGATCAAGCGACAGGTTCACCGCACCCGGAATCGCAACAGGCGTACCAAATGTCACGGCATTGGTATCCGGATCAAGTGTCGCCTTCGCATAATGGCAGTTCTTAAGGCCGAACTTCACCTTGTTGTTTGTACTCGGCATAATTAACCTCTCTTTCCGCTATACCGTCATCTGGTACAGCACTTCGTATAGTTTTTCTGATTCGATCCATACCTCCGATTTGTTCCAGAACAATTCATGCGCATTCAGCACCGCCTCAACCCTGTCTTCCAGTTCCGGATCCTTTTCATCGGTATATAGTTCAATGCTCAGGTTGGAAAACTCCATATAGACCACATCATCCGCGGCAAAGTTCTCTGAACCCGGAAACAAAAAGCAGATGAACGGCGGATCAGGCGATTCACCTTCCGCGAAATGGTCATACGCAAAAGGGATCTTCAATTCCGCCAGCATCTGCATCACTTCTTCATGCGTCATCGTTACCCGCCTTTCTGTAAATCCCTTTCGATATCCCTTGTCAGCTGCTCGATGCCCGCCTGCTCTGCAGGAGCGATATGCGGAAAAGCCCTTGTCCTTCCGCCACCCCTCTTCGCATGACCGAACTCCAAAAGATGCGTCAGCTGATACCTCTTGGAATGCACCACAATCTGGATGGAATCGGATGTTTCCCTGGTCTTCTTGATCGCCCAGCTTTTTGAATACTTCCCGGTCTTCTTCGGAGCCGTGGACTCGATCTGCTGCTTCACGGTCTTACCGGCCTTTTGGACATCCGCCTTCAGGTCATCCACCGCAAGCTTTGCATATTCCTCCATGCCCTTCATAACGGTATCCGCCAGCTGATCTATCTTTATCGTCTGACTCATCGCCGCTCCTTCCTGCAGGTAAACTTCAGCGACCGCTTCCTGAAATTCATATGGTCAATGTTCTCGATGTTATAAAGCTCACCCATAAACATCACCCTGAATCCTGTGGAAGTGATCGCAGCCGCCTTCGCACAATACCGGACCGTAACGGTCATGGAAGCTTCCTCAACCGTAGTATCGGCAACCTGCTCTTCCTTGGAACTGGCCAGCCCTTCACCGCCAATCGTGGCGAAGCAGGTATAATAATCCGTCCAGTCGTTCTTATGATTGCCGTACTTATCCGTCACGCTCTCATTCTTCTGGAAGGTCACCTTGGATCTCAAAGCTGCCACATCCATCAGAATCCCTCCTTCCGGCTGCCAAATAACAGCGCCCGAAGTGTCAGATCCATTGCGTGATGATCGGCTTCTTCCCTGTGCTCATACAGATAAGCCACCGTAAACATCACGGCAATCTTCCCATTAGCACAGGCGTCCAGATCCGCCTCATCGTCCGTCCGCAGGATATCCATGCACTGCTTTTTCGCCGCCGTTATGAAATTTGCGATCAGGGAATCGTCATCCTCGAAATCAACCCGGAGATAACTTTTCATTTCTTCCACAGTCACAGTCATCTGCATCACTCCTTAAACTGGGACGGCAGATTGCTCTACCGCCCCGCATTTCTTACTCTTCGGAATCATCCTCAGGCTCCACGATCACAAGCTTGTAGGTTGTCTCCGCATACCCATCAGCCCACAATGTGAAGTTATCAACCGACTTCTCGGTGTTATTACCAGCAAGCACCAGATCAGCCGCAACCCAACGGACAAAATATCCGGCATCCAGATCACACTGAGCCGCTTCCGTAACATCTTCAGCGCTCAAAGCAGCTCCGTTGTAATAAATACCGGTGATCGGAGAAATCCCGACCCCAAGACCTACTCCAAGCCACTTGTGTTTCCCCCAGCCATTACCAGCCTCGAAGTCCTTAAGAATCTTCACCTTATCGGACAGAGTGATCGTAATGATATGTTCATCGTTATCCACGGCAACACTGGAAATCTTCCCCGTGTTATACTGACGATCCGCGTGACCGGCAACGCTGTCCGTTACCGTCGCATACTGCATCGTAAACGCGTCGCCTATCATAAGACCCGCATTCTTAAGGTTGGTGATCAGGGCATTCAGACTGGTCCTGACTTTTGCCACGGTATCGCTTGTCACGTCAGCCGTACTCATATTCGGCATCAGGCCGTTGTCATAGACGATCTTTCCGCCGATATGAGTGACATCACCGCCCTGCTCTGTATAATTCTTTGCGTTATAATCGCTCATTTTCCACCTCCAAAATCCGGGCTGCCATATCATCTGATACAGCAGCCCTGTTATCCGTTATCTTTACGCCTTCATCTTCAGGAGCTTGATGCCCTCAGGAAGAATGACCTTGCCGTCAACACGCTCAGTAGCAACAAAGCCGACCTGGCCGTTGGTGCTGTAAAGCTCGTTGAGTCTCTGCACAGTTCTTCCCGCACGGTCAGCGATCCAGTAATTCTTGAAATCTCCGAACGCCAAAGAGAAAGCGCCTGCTTCCATCTGCGGAACATAAGGACTGGTATAAAGGTCATAGCCCAGGAGCTTGTCCGGCTCACCTGCCTGAAGGGAAGGCTGCCAGAGGTAAACGCCGTTGCCGTCCTTAAGCTTCCTGATTGCAGAGATAGTCGCATCATTCGCAAGGAACTTCGCGTTTCTGCGGTAAGGACTCTTAAGCGAATAGACAAGGCTGATCAGCTCATCCGCAGTCACAGCGGTAGAACCTGCAGCAGTCACGCCGACCTCGCCGCCGTTCGCGGTAAAGATACCTGTAGGCTGTCCGGTTCCGGTACCCACGCAGAACGCCTCTTCCTCCGCGATACCAAAAGCCCTTGCGAACTCAGCCGCAATGTAGCTTTCCAGATCGAACATGGAATCCTGAAGAAGCTCAATGGAAACCTTCACAAGATCCGTAAGCTTAAACGCATCAATGGTCTTCTGGTCGAAAGAAGGATCGCTCTCGGTATAAGCGCCATTCTCAGCCGTCCACTTAGCCTCGGAGTGGGTAGCCGCAACCGGGATCTTTCTTTCAGCACTTGTGGTAATGACCTTCGCAAGGCCTCTCACCACGTTCGCCTCATCCAGCCCCATCACGATCTGTCTCTCAAACTCTTCCGGCACAAGGTAGCCGCCGTCCGCCTGCACGCCCTCGGAAAGAACGTTATGCACAAGCCTCTTTCCACGGAGATGAGCGCCGAAATCTTCCTTGTAGGCATTGGAAGCACGCCCGGTCTTCTCATCCGGCTTCTGCATCGCAGGTCTTCCGGTAAGAGGCATATTCACAGGCTTATTGAACTCAGCCTCCCTTGCCTCGGCTCTCTGCTGACGGTCGATAGCCGCAGTCAGATCCTCGATCTCCTGCTCCATACGGCTGTAAGTCGCGTTATCCTCCGCAGACAGAACGCCGTTTTCATTCTCGTGGGTATCCACAAAGTTCTTCGCGGTCTCCCACACCTTCGCTCTCTTCTCGATCATTTCTTTGATAGTCATAGGTTTTATCCTCCCTTAAATGAATCTCTTGATAAAATTCAAGCGTTCCCTGATCTCATCGCAGGAACGCCCGTTATCAGTTACCTGTTCAGTTTCTGTTGCACCGGAAGAGCTTTCCGGCGCCTTGATATGACACTTCGCCGCGATCTTGTCCATCAGCGAATTTGTCACCGCCGCCCTGGAATAGAGCATCGACACATCCGGCACTTCCAGATCCTCAGCCGCATCCTGTCTCTGCAGAATGTCGTCCGCGAAACCAAGCTCCACCGCCTTGTGCGCGTCCATCCAGGTCTCTGCATCCATCAAGTGCGAAATCTTTGTCCGGCTCATGCCGGTCTTGATCTCATAAGCATTCATGATGGATTCCTTCACCTCAGCCAGCATGTTGATCGCCTTCTGCATCTCTGCCGTATCACCGAATGCGATAGTCGCCGGATTATGGATCATCATCATGGACACAGGACTCATCAGAACCTTCGTCCCCGCCATCGCGATCACGCTTGCCGCCGATGCCGCAATGCCATCGATCTTCACCGTGACATCGCCCTTATAGTCCATAAGCATGTTGTAGATCTGAGCCGCCGCCACACAGTCACCGCCCGGACTGTTGATCCAGACCGTGATGTTGCCGCTTCCCGAATCCAGTTCCTGCTTAAAAAGAGCCGGAGTGACATCATCGTCAAACCAGCTCTCTTCCGCTATTGTCCCATTCAGGAAAAGCACCCGCTCAGTTATTTCCTCGCCTGAAGCCTGGTCTCTGATCTTCCTGCTTTTCCAGTTCCAAAACTTCTTCATCGGATTTTTCCTCCTTCCCATTTCCGTTATCCGCCGCAAATATCCCGGCATCCTCCAGCTTCGTCATGTTTCCATTGATCAGGTACAGATCGCCGCCCTGTTCAGCCGGTATCCTGTCAAGGTTTTCAAGCTCACGGATATCATTTGCAGACATCCAGCCGTTCTGCCTTGCCGTGGCATAGCCGTTCATACGGCTCTGGTAATCACCCCTGAGCAACCCGTCCACATTGAACTTAAAAAAATACTTCTTCTTTTCGTCCGGTGTCAGAAGCGCCCTTACCATCGCCTGTTCCCATCTGCTCACCCAGGGATCCAGCGTGTACTTCACGAACTCCAAGCTCTGCTGCTCAATGTTATTGAAGCTGCTCTTTTCCAGATCACCGATCATATGAGGCGGCACACGGAAGATCCTTGCGATCTCATCAATCTGGAACTTCCTTGTCTCCAAAAACTGAGCCTGCTCCGGACTGATACTGATCGGCGTGTACTTCATGCCTTCTTCCAGAACCGCGATCTTATTGGAATTGCCGGAACCGCCGAAAGTCGCCTGCCAGCTTTCCCGTACCTTGCTCGGATCCTTTATGGTTCCCGGATGTTCCAGCACGCCGCTCGGAGCCGCACCGTTCGCAAAGAACTTGCTGCCGTATTCCTCCGTGGCAATCGCCAGACCGATAGCATTTTTCGCCATCGCAATCGGGCTGTAACCAACCAGACCGTCGAACCCTAATCCCGGAATGTGAAGAACATCATGAGGCTGAAGCCTTACCGTCCTTCCAACCTTATTGGTGCCTTTTCTTCCGTCCACATCGTCCGAATCGTAAACGATATATTCGTAATAGAGCCGTCCATGCTCATCACGGTCCACCTTCATCCGATCCGGCATCAGCGGATACAGAGCCACGACTTCACCCTTGCCATTGCGGATGATCTGCGAATACGCATTCCCCCACAAAAGCAGGTGTGTCATCAATGTCTCCCGGAATATGAAGGAAGTCATCTCCGGATTCGGCTCATCATGGAGCAAAAAATAAAGCGGATGATCCACCGCTTTTTCCTTACCGCCATCGTCGGTATATCTATAGAATTGTAATGGCAGGCTCGCCACCGCTTCCGACAGGATCCTCACGCAGCAGTACACCGCCGTCATCTGCATTGCAGACCGTTCCGTCACATACTTGCCTGAAGCCGTCCCGCCTAAGAAAAACGAATACGAACTTCCCGCCGTCCTGTCCATGGGCTTATCCCTGCTCCGAAATAAACCACTCAGTATTCCCATCGCCATTCCCTCCATTCCTTAGAAAACCAATAATCCTCTCGTATCATAAACAGACTCCGTTGTTTCGTTTCCGCACCTGATCGCACGGTCAAGCGCCATGATCATCGCAATAGCCCCGTCGATTTTCTCCGTGGACTTCGCTTTATCCGCCTTGATGTTTCCCGCCGGATCCGTGCGGATATAAATGTTATCCATGTTCCACCGCAGGACCGGATGACCGCCGTGGGCGATCTTCTGTTCCAGCACCAGCCTCATCAACTCCTTGGTCGGAGGCGACATGGAAGCAAAACCCTGTCCGAACGGCACGACCGTAAAGCCCATACCTTCCAGATCCTGCGACAGCTGAGTAGCGCCCCATCTGTCATAAGCGATCTCCCGGATATAGAACCTCTCGCCAAGTCTCTCAATGAACTTCTCGATATATCCGTAATGGACCACATTTCCTTCCGTCGTTTCCAGAAAGCCCTTCCGCTCCCAGACATCATAAGGAACATGATCACGCTTTACTCTTAAGTCCAGTGTTTCCTCCGGAACCCAGAAATACGGAAGCACGATATATTTGTCCTCTTCATCCACCGGTGGAAATACCAGGGCAAACGCCGTCAGGTCAGTCGTGCTCGACAAGTCCAGTCCGCCATAGCAGACACGCCCTTCCAGTTCATCCTCATCCACAGGAAAACTGCAGGCGTCCCATTTTTCCATAGGCATCCACCTGACCGCCTGCTTCACCCACTGATTCAGCCTCAGCTGGCGGAAAGAATTTTCTTCCCCCGGATTCTGTTTCGCTGATTCACAGGCCGCTTTCACCTTGTCTATCCCCACCGTGATATCCAATGAAGGATTCGCCTTCTTCCAGACCTTCGGATCCGTCCAGTCGTCGGATTCATCTGCGCCATAGATCACCGGATAAAAAGTCGGATCGATCTTGCGTCCTTCCAGAATATCCTTTGCCTTCTGATGCGTTTCATAGCAAATGCTGTTCGTATCCGTTCCTGCCGTCGTGATCAGGAAATACAAAGGCTGCATCCTGGCGTCACCGGAACCCTTCGTCATAACATCGAATAGTTTCCTGTTCGGCTGAGTATGCAGTTCATCAAACACAACACCGTGGATATTGAAGCCATGCTTCGAATAAGCTTCCGCAGACAACACTTGATAAAAGCTGTTGGTCGGCTGGAAGATGATACGCTTCTGTGAAGCCAGTATCTTCACCCTCTTATTCAGAGCCGGACACATCCTGACCATATCCGCGGCAACCTCAAAGACGATGGACGCCTGCTGCCGGTCTGCCGCGCATCCGTAAACCTCAGCCCTCTCTTCACCGTCGCCGCAGCATAAGAGCAGAGCCACCGCCGCAGCCAGTTCACTCTTGCCCTGCTTTTTAGGGATCTCAATATATGCGGTATTGAACTGCCGGTATCCGTTCGGCTTCATCGTACCGAACACATCCCGGATAATCTGTTCCTGCCAGTCGATCAACTCAAAAGGCTTTCCCGCCCAGGTTCCTTTCGTGTGGCAGAGGCATTGGATGAAATTCACTGCAAAATCAGCTGCATCCTTGTCATAAACGGAATCCTTCGCCTTGAACTTCGTAGGCTTATACTTCTTCAGCTTACGCATCTTCATCCGCATCACCGCCTTTAAGCCACTGCCGGTACACCTGCTCGGATATCCTCGCCATCATCACAGGCGGAACGCTCATCCCGCAGATATACTGGACGCTCTGATCCATGAAATCGTAATCCTGCGGAAACGTCTGGCAGCTTAAAATATCCCTGTCCGTCATAAGCAGGCCATCGCACATCCGGTACATGGAACTGCCCGCCACAATGGTATATGCCGGTTCATCATCAGAAATGATTGGCGTTGTAAACCCGCTGTTCTTGACCTTTCGCACCCTCTCATTGATATCCGCAATACAGCGGTCAGAAGGAATCCTATATTTCAAAAGCTTCGCCTGCATACTGTCAGGATCCATCGCCTTGCCATAAGGTTCCCGGACATCCCTGAACGGGATTGGCTTTGAATGGAACTCCATAGACAGCTTCGGATACTTCAGGTCTTTCCGGTGCGCGATAAAAAAGACGCGCTCCCTTTTCTGAGGCACGCCCATCCTTGCAGCATTAAACAGAAATATCTGCACCGTATATCCGGCATCATCGAATCCCTTCACGATCTGGTTGACCCAGCCCTTCGCGTTTCCAATGATGATACCCTTCACGTTCTCTGCGATCACAACCTTCGGCTGTAACCTCTTTGCTATCGCTATGAAATAAAGGAACAGGTCATCCAACCTCTGCTTTGCCTGACCTTCCCGGAATACCTTTTCCGTGTTCCAGCCTTCTTCCCTGACTCCCGCCGTGGAAAATACAGAGCATGGCGGTGAACCGTCCAGCACATCCAGATGGATCAACTCTTCAGGTATCTTCTCATCAGGCAGCTTCAGGAATTCCCTGATATCCATAAGGAAACTGTGCTTCGGATGATTGTTCTGCTTATATACCTTCATCATGCCGGGGTCGATCTCGCAGTTGCCCACGACATCAAATCCCGCCAGCTTATATCCCATTGAGGAACCGCCGCCGCAGGAGAAGCAGGAAAACACGGTATGCCCGTGCTTCGGTCTTTTCTCCAATTCGGCAAGGCTCCACTTCCATGGAAACTCAGTTGAACCGGAAACCGCAGTTCGGGCATTCGTATTTGAACTCTTCATCCCCAAACACCTCCGCATCTATTTCCGTGGTACCTGTCAGTTCCTTTTCAGAACCGCCGCTTCCATCTCCATCAACCGGCAAGTCAACCGCCATACCAAAAAAGTCGAACCCTTCCAGATCAAGTCCTTCCAGTTCGACTTCCAACTTCATGAGATCCCATGTCGCCTTTTCCCCGGTCTTGTTATCAAGGAACCGGTATTTCTTTTTCTGTTCCTCGGTCAGTCCGTCGCAGATCAGGCATTCCACATCATCCATACCCAGAGCCACAAGTGCCTTGTATCTGGTGTGACCTGCGATGATCACATGATTCTCATCCACGATGATCGGCGTGATATAGGAACACTGCCGAATGCTTTCCGCAACGGCATTCACCGCATCTTCGTTTTTTCTCGGATTATTCTTATACGGCTCAATGTCCGCAAGCTTCAATCTTTCCAGCTTCATACCTCGAACACCTCCCCGCAGCACGGACAGGTCATCGTCTTAGGACCCGCCTCTTCCGATCCATCATCGGGAAGCGCGATCTCAGGCTGTCCGAAATCATATCCCTGAAAATCTACATCGCATAATTCCGCAGAAAGCTTCTTCTGATCCCAGGAAGCCATCTCAGCCGTCTTGTTATCGTACAGACGGTATTTTTTCTTCTGTTCCTCTGTCAGATCGGAGGTGATCACAACCTCGCATTCCTTATATCCCAGTTTTTTCAAGGCCTTATACCTTGTATGCCCCGCCAGGATCACTCCATCCTCATCAATAATGATCGGCGCGATGTAGGAACACTGTTTGATACTCTCCACAACATCGTCCACCGCCTCATCATTTATCCTCGGATTGTTCTCATAAGGCTTCAATTCCGACAGCTTTTTCTTCACGTATTTCATCGAAACCCTCCTCGTATAGTAAGTTTATAAGCAACAGAAATTGCTTATGAACTTACTCTTTTTATGTATAGAAGTACGGACAT